AAATGTGGGCGTAATCGCTGCCCAATCTGTTTCTGAAGTTCTGACTCAGTCAATGCTTTCAACGAAGCACAAGGCATCAGTTGGTGCTCGTAAGGGTAACTCATACGAACAGGCTTCAAACCTGCTCCGTAACCCAGCTGAGAACTTTAAAGATGAAGCCACGATTACTGGTATCAATGGCGTAGTTTCAGCAATTAAGCAAACGCCTCTTGGTGACCATCAGGTATTTGTTAATGAACAAATGCACTTCGTCCCACGAGTTCAAAATCTTAAAGTAGCTGTTGGGGACAACGTTCTTAAGGGCGATACTCTTTCAACTGGAGTTGTAAATCCACGTAAGTTAGTTGCATTGAAAGGCCTTGGTGCCGGTCGCATTCACATGGCCCACGAACTTCGTGGTATCTATGGTTCTGACCTTGATCCCCGTCACTTCGAAATGATTGCTAAGAATCTTATTAAGCACGTAGAAGTTCAAGATCCAGGTGAGACAGGCTTTCTACCGGGCCAGAAGGTTGATGTAAACACTATTCAAAAATACCTGACAAATACGGCTGGTGAAGTGCCTCTTGAAAAGGCTGAAGGTAAGTTACTCGCAAAGGGTGTGTTAGAACTTACAGCAGGTACTCTTCTTGATGGCAACCACATCAATGAACTTAAGGGTCACGGCGTTAAGACAGTTCACGTAGCTAATACTGGACTCACAGTAACTCCGATCGTTCCAGGTCTTAAGACAGCCAAGCTACTTGATGAAAACTGGGTTTCAAAGCTTTCCTTCTCAGGTCTTAAGAATACAATTCGTGAAAGTGCTGCAGTAGGTGCTGAATCAGACGTACACAGTACAGAGCCTATCACTCCGTACATTCTCGGTAGTGAATTCGGTGAAGGTCCTGGAGGACAGTATTAATGGCATCAGCTACAGGATCAGTTATCGATACGTCGATTAAACAGATTTGTAGCACTACGCTTAGCAATTTACTGAACCAGTTTTTTGCTAATACCTTGGGTAAAGAAACAGACATTGTTAAGTTGCTAATGGCTCAAATCCAGCATGAGAGCCATTTCAACGTTAATGCCCAAGGCCCTGCTCTAAAACCCATTAATTCATCTGGAGCAAGGGATTATATCAACGCTAGTGCTGTGCAATCTGTATTAGGGAAAGGTATTGGCCAACAATCTATTAACGTTGATCAGGGCTTACGGGCTTGGGGCGTTATGCAGAGTATGGGTTGGAATCATGTAAAGGGTGGATCTCAAAAACTCGGTAAGTGCGTAATTGAAATAGCAAGGCCAGACTTGGTTTCAAGACTTTGCGTAAACCCTGGTGAGAGCTTGTCAGCTAAGTTCAATGGTCAAAACACTGTCGAAGATCAAATTCTTGCTGGACTAGTTATTCTTGAACAGAAATACAAGCTTGTAAAGCAAGCAGGAAACAAGTTTACGATCGGACAATTTACGTATGATAGTCGTATGCAAGCAACATTCAGAGGCTATATTGGTCTAGCTTCTAATGATAAGGGTAATGGTAGTTCTGCAGAGGCTTACGTAGCTGCTGTTTATTACGGTTCATCCTTCACCAGCGCTAATGGTCCAGGCGGAGTAGCAGTTGCAAACAAGGACGCTAATGGCGCAGCAGCTGGCCCGACAATTACCGTAGCTTCAGGTGACAATCAGCATCCACCTGGGTGCTAAAATCAAACGTAGACTAAATGCAGCTTATTCTGTTAAAATATCTGCATAATTGAGCTTATATTTCAAAGGACTGTTATAAATGGATTTCTCCGACATCGCTCTCGCCAAACTGCTTCAAACTGTTCCGGAGCTAGGAAATTACATTATTACGTTTAAGGATGTTTCTGATGAACTTCAAGACGACACCGGCATTCAAGTCGGCGTTTTCGTATTGAGAGTCGGAACCGAAATCTTCTTCATCCCAGTTGTAGCTAAAAACGATAACGTATTCCCTATTGATTCAATCTTCTTTGATACAGACAAGAAATTCTTCCCTCTGACAAAGAAGACGGTAACGCTTGTCGTTGCCTCAAGCCAACTCGAACAAGGCAAGCCTACGGAGATTCCGAAGACTGTCGTTGGTAATCCTAGTGTTGCGGACATGATTAATCCCCCGCGCACTGGTAAACATGTTTATGCTAGTACCAGTCGTCTGACTGAGTTTCTAGCCAGTATGCCTGACTATCTAAAGCAGGTTACTATGGAAAAGATCGCAGCAGAAAAGTCAGTATACGACTCGCTCGATCAGATGTATGGACTGAAGGCGATCTTTGATGTTCTAAAGAAAAAGCCGGAAAGTATGGCTGCTGCTACTAACGAGGTTCCGATCTCAGTAGTAACAGATGCAAACCCAAGCATGACCCCAGATCAGATCTCCTCAATCCTGAACGACGGTTATCATATCTCTGGTGAGCAACCTTCTTCACGCGTGGCTGTATGTATCCATGATTTCAATTCTTCAGGGACCTTCCGTAACATCACAAATCTTGACGGAGATAAAGATTTTGAAATTATGCTTACTAATGGCTCGTCTCGTGATGCGTACGTTCCGAAAATGTATACTGTGGGTTCTAGCCCAAGAGGTGTAAGTACAAGTTATGGTCGCAGTTACGAGGATCCTACTTCGTCACTAGCAATTTTTACATCAGGCGACTATGCACTTTCAGGTAGCTTTATTACGGTAGGCGACAATCTTGACAGGAAAGAAGTCTTAAAAACTCTTTTCGAATATAATCCACCAGTAATGTTGAAAGATGTAGAATCTGGTGATAAAATCGCAATCGTGCTTAACTCAGGTAAGTTCCTGGGTCCGATTTCTATTAACCGTGTGGCTCTGAGTAGCCTAGGCGTAGAAGCAACTGGTTCTTCATACCAAACAGGGTATGGTGCAGTAACTGTGTACGGCTATCGTAATGTTGCAGGTGAAATTAGTATTTGCGGTAAGGGCTCTAAGCATGAGATCTTTATTCCGCATAATTCGGTTATTCTCAAACTGCGTAGAGACATTACTGGTGAGCTAGAAGTAAACGTAAACGCAGCAGCTCACAAACGTAAGCTTACAGATATTCAGTGGCTTGGCGAAGAGATGAATCTCGGCTATGATGGCATCGAATTTGCTATCAACGGTAAGACTGCTGGTTTCGAAGCTGATGTAATGAAGCGCCTAGTAGTAGGGGAGGGTATTGATCCGGAACATGCTGCATCATTTGTAAAGCAGGCTAAGGAAGTCAAGTTCACAAAGATCTACATGACTAAGCGTGCTGGTTTCACGACTGATTCAGCAGACGGCAATATTCCTAACTACGGCGAAGAAGACCTAACAGGTATCGAGCCAGATGAAGTTACGATGAACGGTGCTTACAAGCCAAATGGCAGCATGGTTTCTAACGTTCAAGAGTCTCTGAAAGCTGGAGATGCTCAGGTAACTGAAGCTACGATTATTTCTGAGCTTCTACAAGCGCCTGACATGTTCGAACAGATTTCAGAATATCTGCCAGACATTGAAGAAGCGATTGATAAGCTTGGTCGTACTCTATTCATGGCCCGTGTACACATCAGTCGTCTTGCAGAGGCAAATGATGCAGATCAGGTTTATGCATTCTTGGCTTCACTTAAGACCGTATACCGCTTACTTGGCGATAACTTCATTAAACTGAAGGAACTAGCTGCTGTCAGCGATTCTATCGATACGGAAGCACCCGGCAAACAAATGTCGGTAAAAGAGTAAACATGAAGATATGCGCGTTAATCAGAGAGAATTACACATCCGTAACGAAGTTAGCGGGGCTGACCCGCTAGTTGACAAGATACTATCCGGAGAAGATTGTCCGGAGCGTACCGCCTATCTGAAAGCCATACCTTTAAAAGAATCGAAGCTAAAAAAGGGTTACGTCGAAGCTAGTCTTCTTTGCAGCAACGACGTAAACGCTATTTCCCACATCCTTGAAATTCCAGCGGAAGTTATCCAAATGTACAACGACATCTTTTATGATGTTATGGAACTGGATAAGCTAAGTAAGATGGAACTCTTGGATGTGCGTGACAAAACAGAAGCTGCTCTTAAAACTTGGGCGCTCAGTCAAGGTTTACCATTCATCTCATGGAGAATGGGTAAACAAGTAACTATTTCTCCTGTTGAAGGTTTGGTCGATCTCTTCACGACATGCGTGTACAAGAGCCGTGAGGCCATGTTCAGCCAAAACGCATCGGAATCTAGTCGAGAAGCTACTAAGTGGACGAAGCTGTCAATGGACATAGCACGTCTTCTTAAGATTTGGACAACGGATGCTGGCGCAGCTAAGAAAGATCTTGAAATCGCTATTAGAGAAGTGGTACCTGATTTCGAGGGTTTTGAGAGTCTGGAAGGTTTTAGTATGGCAGAGTTGAATGGCGATCTATATAAGGTTGACTCAGATAGTAACGACTAATTATGAATAAGTATCTAGAAAAAATCGCATCAAAGAAGAAGAGTGGTCAGCTTACTATGCGTGCTGGTCAAAAGCCTATTAAGCACCCTAAGAAGCCTTTTGTCTCCTTGTCTGCCAAGGTTAAAATAAAGTCACAGAAACATGGAGCCAAAAATGGCAAACGTAACCCCTGAACTTCTTCGGGATATCTCAGTTCAAGCAGTTGAAGATTTCCTGAATAACAAAGTTCCTCTGAGCAAAGGTCTAGCTAAACAAGCAGCCGCTTATGAACTGAATGTAGAACAAGTAAAGCGGGCAGTAGAATCAACGAATAATATTGCTTATTTGAAAATTCTTCAGCACGCAGAAGATCGTACAGTAGAATTCCCACTAGCTAAGTTTGCAGAAGTTATGTCAGCCGCTACTATTCCTGATAATTTCCAGGAGAAGGTTGCCCAAGTAACTACCGAAGAACTGAAGGCAGAACTAGAAAAAGAAGCATCGGCAACAGACCTTCAATTGGTCGAAGCAGAACAGCTTACATACCTCATCAAGTCGGCTTCAGCTAACAAAGAAGCTCTTGAACGTATTGAAATGGATAGTATTGTAGTAGCGGATATGCTTGTGAAGGCCGCAAAGGCTCTTGGTAAGGATGACGCTTGGATGGATAAGCTGGCATGTGTCACGGATGAGAAGACCTTCTCAGAGCTTTCTATCCTCGTTTCTGGCGAGGTTAAGGGATACCGTGAACTTGGAGAGCTTGGACTGTTTAAAGTTGCACAACTTAAAGAAGCTACTGGATTTGCAGAACTGTACAAACAGGCTCGTGCACTGGTCCGTGAACAACGTGAACGTTCAGAGCTTCAGAAACGTGCAGCAGATGCTGCTCAAGGTGTAAAATCTAATATCTTCAATAAGGCGATGCAAGGTGGTGCTAAGTCTGCAATGAATGCAGCTCAAAAAGCAAACCCTGCTTATGTAGCTGGTAAGGCTATTGGTGTTGCAGCGTCTACACCATTCAGAGCAGCGGCAGCAGCTGGAAAGGCAATTAACAACTCTGTTAAGAATAACATTGCAGCTCTAGGTAAGCCAACAGCTAAGAACACAGCAAAGGCTATCGGTAGAACTTCAGCAAGCGCTGTATCGGGTGTTATCAGAGCAGGTGGCCCAGTTTTAGATGCAGCATTCTACGATCCAGGCACAGATAAAACAACTGGAAGAAGTAACGATGTCTGGAGCGCTCTCCAGCGTGATTAATAAGATTGATTAAAGGAACAACATAAAATGTTAAACGAAGTTAAACAACTGGGTCTTGAGAAGTTTGCTGGAGACGAAGATCTAGCTGAGCAATTTGTAGCGGGTTTCGTTACACAAGTATTGCTAGAAAAAGAAGCTGCTGATAAAACAGACAAGAATGTATTTGATCCAAAACACGAAGTTGCACAAAGTTTCTTTCGTGAGGCTGGTAAAGCAACTGGTGGTCTCGCAGTAGGCGGCGGGCTTTGGATGTTGGCTAATACAGGTAAGTACGTAGTTGACCATTTCCGCTACAATCGTTTTCTACAATCCCTACACCAAGCAATTAATAGCTCACATATTCTTCAATCTGCGCCTCGTGCCAAGGTTGAAAATTATGCTAACACGATTTATCAATTTGCACCTATGGTTGCAACTGATCCGAATCTGCTACAATCTGTTCTCACCAATGCCGTTCACGGCGATGGCGTAGATATTATGACTATCAAGAGCCTTACGGATCTAGAAGGTCGTTGGAAAGATAACACTTCATTCTCACCTAAGTCGTTTGTATAAACATGAATAAGTATTTAGAAAAAATAGCCGCTGATAAAGAGCATTTTTCTAAAAAGCAGAAAACAGCAGCTGGTGGTGGAGCTGCTGTTCTCGGTGCGTCTGTAGTTAATAAGCAGTACCACGGTGGCCATATAACTGGCCGTGAGACTCTTTACCACGGAACCTCTGCTGCTAATAAAGAACAAATTCTTAAAGACGGTCTTAAACCAAGAGCGAAGAAAGGTATTATCGATATCGCTCAAGATGCGACAGGCCAAAATTTAAAGTCAGACAACTTAACGTTTATGACTAGAAGTAAAATGCAAGCACACAGCTATGCGAATCAAGCATCACGTATTGAGAATGGTACTTTTAACATACACGATATGGTGGGACGTCTTAAAGATGCTATTCCTGGTAAAGAAAGTTCTAAGGGTGTAATTAATATCAACGCTCCTACTTGGAAAAAAGACGAATTTCGTAAGGTACGGAACCCTGAAGTAAAAACAAGTTTCAAAACGGTAAACGAAGACGCCTTCTCTCCCAAGTTTGCAAAAACTCAACAGAAGCGCACTATATACTCAACACTTGAAAAAGAAGTCTTTACCAATAAAGGCAACGTTTCAAACAAGTATATGGAGGGTTCTAAGGCGTATCAGAAGAATTCTCTTGGTGAAATTAGAGAATTTGCGAAAGCGAATACTAAACGTTTCTTGAAGGGTACTGGTAAGGCTGCAATGGGCGCTGCAATGATCGGTGGAGGTTTAGCCTACGCCGCTAACCAATTTAAAAAACATGGAAAATAAGTACCTAGAAAAAATCGCCTCTATCTCCAATTTCGGAAAGAGCTTCGCAAAAGGTTGGAACAGAAGCTCTACCACTTCAAAAATTGGTCTAGGCATGTCTGCTACTGGTCTTACTCTTGGTGCTGCTAATTATGCAAATAGTCTAGAGAATAAGCAAGATAATAAACATCGCAGTGTAATAGAAGCTCAGTCTTTGAATGAACTTAAGGGTATCTCAGAAGCGCTGAAAAAGAAACCTAAGGTAACTGTAAACCTTAAACTTACTCCTTCTCAAGAAAAACAAGCCAGCGTTGCACGAGCTGCTAGAGATGCGTTGCATTTTGCAAAACAGCGCCCCATTGTTTCAGTAGGTACGGCAGCAGGTGCGTTAGAGGGCGTCAATAAGACTACTCGTAAAAATAATGAATCTTTAGTTGGAGTTGGTCTTAGAGGCGTTAAGAACACTATCGTTGGCGGTGTCGCTGGAGCAGCAGTAGGGACAGTATTAGAACACGGTTATAACAAATACATTCGTAATTAAACGCACTGCCTGTAAAATAGAATTATGCTAACAAAACTAATCGATACGTCTTCTTTTTACCGTGACGAACCACAGGTAACTATTCTCGATCCTAAGGATCTTACAGGCAGTCTTATCAAACAGGCTACGGATTCTCGCATCCAAGAATTCGCTTCCAAAATTACCCCAGTACAGGGTAAGACGTATCTTCACATTCTTGCTATGGGCGCAGGAGAGTATTACGGTGCCAATCGTAATGCCGACTACTTTCCAGAAAGCAACCTCATTGATTATCACAATACCTTTGAGACGGCTCCTGCCCATATTTTCCGTAACCACGTAAACAAAAATCCAGAAATCGCCATAGGTCAAGTTGTGTACTCTGTCTATAACGATAGAATGCACCGTGTTGAACTTATCGCTGAACTATGGAATGACAAAGCCCCTGACATCGTTGATCGTATCGAGAGCGGGGACTGGCCTAAGACTTCAATGGCTTGCCGTACTCCATTCGACGTATGCTCTATTTGCGGTAACAAGGCAAAGACTCGTGAACAGTATTGTGAACACTTGAGCGAACAGCTTGGTAAGGTATTCCCTGATGGTCGTAAGGTCATGGCTCTAAACCTGGCTCCATTACGATTTTTCGACATTTCTATTGTGTTTCGTCCAGCTGACGTAACTAGCGCCGTTCTACAAAAAATAGCATCTGAAAGCGCAGTTGTTGGATCTGTTGATGAAGCACTCATGGCTGGTCTTAACGATCTGCCTCTTCAAAAGAGCGCTACTCTCAAAAAGCTTTCAGAATTAACGAAGGAGATTGACGGCGATGTTGTATCTATCGATCCTAGTCTTGATAATCTTGTATCACGAGTTAGTGATCCGCAAGGTGACGTCATTGACGTTCTCCGAAATTATAAGCTTAATGAAACTTTTAGTACCTTTGCTCATCTTGGTATTAGCCCTTCGATTGGTTTTCTTGCTGAACTAATTGGACGTAAACTAATGGGTGAAGAGGGACGTGGTATTGGCCCAATGGCTGCTGCGTACTTTGACCGTGCTGGTATTAGCTCACTCCCCGAATTCGACCGTGATTTTGGCGAAATAACAGAACCAAATATCGGTATCGTTCACGCTATGCTTCCTCATATGCAGGATTCCTCGTATCTACCTCAGTATGTGGAAGAGCGTGTATCGTTGAACAAACAAGCTTCGACTTATGGATTTATGCAAGGAACTAATGTAGGTTATGTAGGCAATGGCCCACACATTGAACCTACTATGTATGAGAAGTTCCGTGAACAAAACCTGAAGTCAGAAGAAGAGAACAAGTCAGGTCTAATGAAGGTTCTTTCTGCCATTGCTGCCATCGGTGGCGCTGCCCTCGCAGCAAAGTGGTATATTACGCAAGTTATCGAACGTAAAATGAAAGAACAAGAATTGAACAAGACTTCAGATGGTGTTAAAATAGTTTTAGTTAAATCTGCTTCTGACTATAAGCTAACTTACAAACTCGCAAAAACAGCGATGCTTAAGTTGGTTCAGAAGAAAAAGAATTGACCTAAGATTTTCAAAAGGCTACAATCCACGTAGCCTCGTTAAAAAGGATATTAGTCATGATGAGTTTCACTCTAGACGGTCTTCTTAAAGATCTGGAAACTGAAGCTGGTCTACATAAAGTAGCTAGTGAAGATACAGAGAAAGAAGAAAAGAAAGATGAAGATAAGGCTGAAAAGGCTATCGACAAAGCTGACAAAGATGTAAAGGAAGCTAAGGAAGAAGTCAAGGACGCTAAAGAGAAGAACGATGCTGATGAACGTGTCAAAGAAGCTGCGGCTAAAGGCGCTGACTTAGCAAAAGAAGTAATGCAAAAAGTTGCATCCATTAAACTTGATCAAGTAAAACCAGAGGATACTATGAACAAACAAGCTGCTGACGCAGGCAAGGCACTAGCCGAAGCTCTTCTTGAGAAGCTGGCTTCAGTAGGTGACCAAAATACCATGAATGGTATTGGCAATGCTGTACCCAACAAGACTCAAATTGATCTTGCAGCTCAAGTAGCTGAACAAGATGCTGTCATTCAGAACCAACCCGGCACAGACGGTAAGGGCAATGGCGGTACTATCAACCAAATTTTCGACGCAATCGTTGCTGACGCAATGGCTCGCGGCGCTGCTCCCGTTGATCAAAACCCTGCTCCTGGCGTTGCTAAAGACGAAGGCGCTATCAATGATCAAGCTCCTAACCAAGTTCAAACTGGTGGTTGGGTAACGGCTGGCCAAGAAAAGGCTGCTGCAGTTTCAGAACTCGTAGGCCAAGGCTTCGACTTCGAAGACGCAGTAAACATGGTCAAGGAAGCTGCTGCTGAGATCGAACGTGAAGAAGCTTCACAAATTAAGCAAGCTGCTCTTTCGCACTTCATCGGTGCTGGTTTCGATTTTGAAACGGCAGTAAACTTGGTAAAAAAGCTGGGCTAACGAAAGAAGCGGGTGTCTTGCAACTGGCAGGTAAAGTAGCAGGCACTTCGTTAGCTCCTAAGGTAACACGTATCCCAGGTACGGGTGGCGCAACAAAGAATATTCTTGGCGAAACCCGTTCACTTAATAAGACCAGAGTTGCTGCAGGCGTAGCAGGTGCAGCAGCAGTTGGTGCTGGTATGGGCGTGTTGGCCGCAAAAGGTAAGAGCAAAGATCAAGAGAAACAAGCCGCTGTCGGACTTCTAGTCGAAGCTGGTGTTGACTTTGATAACGCTGTTGATCTAGTAGAAAAGAAAGCCGCTGAACTAGCGTAAATTTTTTATAAAGAACAAACCCCTCTGTATCCTCGATGTAGAGGGGTTTTTGCATATTAGGCTATGAATAAATATCTTGAAAAAATCGCTAGTCTGAATTTTGATGTAGATAGTCAAGGTCGAATCAAATCGGCTAGTATGACTGTCAAGCAAGATGTAAGCCTAGGGAAGGTAAAAGAGCCTGCGCCAATCACGGCTCCGGGTTCAAAACTGGTCAGAGGAGCGAAGTCTCTCTTTGCCAGAGCGTTGCATAAAGCTGCGCAAGATTTAACGCATAAACAAGAATTGATCAATACTGGTGTCATTGCAGGGCTAGGTACAGCAACCGGCTTCGCTGCCCATAAAGCCATGAACTCGGCACCGAAAATGTTTGGTCAAGGAGCTAAGTTCCACAATGCTAAAATTATGGCATTGAGCGGGGCAGCTGGACTAGCGGCAGATTATGCCGGTGTTAAACTAAATAAACAGATTAACAAACATGTCCAATAAATACCTAGAGAAAGTTGCTTCTCTATTTCCGAGTAAAGAGTATAAAAAGACTCTGTCCGGAAAAGAAAGGAGAGACTACGACGTAGAATACGCCACTGCTGGTGGTGCAAGTCTTAAAAATTTTGGAAAAAGCCTTCTAGGTATAGGTGTAGTAGGCTTAGGTGCTGGATTAGGACATCATGCGGGAGCAACGCTTGGTAGTAAAATCGGAGCAAAGATTGGTGCCAAGCAAGGTAAGAAGTTCGGTGCAGAGGCGTATAGAACTCTTATGGCAGGTGGTAAAACTCCGGAACGTGAGGCAAAAGGCTTTGCAGTGTATGCTCACGACATGATTAAACAGAAAACCCAAAATACAGGTAGAGCTATGGGTGGAGTTGCTGGAGCTGCAGTAGGTATTATTCCAGGCGCAGCTTACGCTGATAACTTCAGACACAACCACGCTAAAAGCGTAATCGAGAAAAGACGTAAACAAAATGACTAAACTATCAACAATCCTTAAAGACCACGCTGAAACAGTTCGTCTGGCAACTCCTGAAGCTGTCGCAATCGAACACCTTAAGCAAGCTGGTTTTAGCGATGCAGATGCTCGTTATCAAGTAGCTCAACATATCATGGAAAAAGAGGCTACTTCAGCTCTAGCCATGAAGGGCGTTGATCACGAAGAAGCTGTAAAGCTTGTTAAAGCAGCAAACATTAACGTTGCTGAACTCTCCAATTTCGTTCTTGAAATTGACGAAGATCCCACAGTTGAACTTCTAAACAAGACAGCTGAATACATTGATGCTCTAGAAGCTCAAATCGAAGGCCTAAAGGCTGAGATTGAGAAACAAGCTTCCGAACATCAAGCTGAACTTATCGAAGCCACCAAACAGCCTATAGAGATTCCAGAGCAACTTTCTAAGCTTGCTTCTGCAGCACAGTTTACACAAGAAGATCTAGAGCAACTCCAAAAAGTATCTCCAGCAGTTCTTCAGAAAGTTGCTTCAGCAATGGATGAACCTTGGGGCATGGGCAATGGTGTAGGTATGGCTCGTCCTAAGACTGATCCGCTTCTTGAATTCATGCTGAGCTAATAATCATGGGAAATAAATATCTAGAGAAAATTGCAATTACTAACGTAATTGGCGGATACCGCGGTGCTAAGAAGGGCGACAAGTTGGGAGGTACTGTAGCTGGTACTATTACTGGCGGTATTGGATTAGGACTTGGCGGTGCAGCAGGTAGTGTTGCTGGTCCTGTCGGAGCTGTTGTCGGTGCAGGCGTCGGCGGATATTTAGGCGGTCTTGCTGGCGGTAAGCTTTATTCAAAAATTAAGCATCGCAACGATAAAAAATAACCAAATTCCCACACTACTATTTTTCCGCATTAAAATAGGAATGTTGTGAAAGAATTTTGAGCCGAGTAGATATAGTCTTTACTCGGTTCTTTTAAAAATAGAACATATACAAGGAAATAAATATGTTAATGGAACGTAACGCAGAGATCATCCGTGGCTGGCCGTATGATGGTTCTCTAGAGCGTGTCGAGCCGATTAAGTCAGGTTCAACTCTGCAGAATGGCGACTGGATTGCCAAACAGGCAGACAACACCATCGACAAATCCGGCGCAACCGCAAGCAATGCAGTAGGCCTAGTAATCGTCGGTAATGGCGACAGTAGTTCAGCTCAGTACGCAGGTAAGGCAGTTGTTCTTTGGGGTAACTTCATTGCAAGTATCTCTAACTATGCCGCAGGCGCATATGCTCCTGGTTCACCTGTAACTGCTAAGTCTGGTCAGATCGCACTTGCGAATGGTACAACTGATCCAGTTATTGGTTTCGTACTTGACGTTGTTGCAGCAAGTTCAACGCAAACTGCTCATCTTACAATCAAAGTATCGTAATAGGAAAATAAAATGAGCGCATACACTACAGAAACCGTAAACGTACAATTCCTGAATCAATCTTTCCTAGATAAGATTGACCAAGGTCATACAAAAGAAGCTTCAGCTGCAATGTCAGCTTTCGTACGTCAGAAGCTTCGTGAAGACGGCTTTACCCGTAAGATTCTTACACCAGTTCAAATCACAGCTTCAGAGCTTGATCGCCAACTGACGGAAGAACCGACGGTTATCGTTGAAAAGGAACCTGATTCAGTAGCAGCTACTGCTCCGTTCCTTGGCCGTCCGGAAATTCGTTACTGGAAGACCCAACGTTATCCAGTTACGTTCCAAAAGATCCAATCAGCTGACTTCCGTAAGAGCAAGTTCGAACTAGCTACATACCGTACCGACATTCGTACTATCCTTCAAGAAAACAGCGTTAAGGATATTCAGGAACAAGAAGACGTTAACTTCTACAATAACATCATCTCAATTGCTACGGCAAACAGCAACGTCCATACCATCGCTGGTGGCTTTACTAAGGCTAACCTGATGGCTGGTATCAAGTTCATGCTTCTGAACAAGCTACCAGTTGGTTGTATCCTTATGACACAATCAATGTACGCAGACCTGCTGACTTTTGCAGCAACTGACGTAGGCTCACCGGCAGCATCAGCTCTGTTCCAAGGCGAAGCGACTCTTGATAACTTCTTCGGTTACAAGATCATCACCACGAACAAGGCTAACATCCTCCCGACGAACCAAGCACTTGTTTTTGCTCCTCAGAACTACCTAGGTCAGTTCTATGAGCTTCAAGCTCCTACAGTCTTCCTGAAGACTGAAGCAGACATTATCGAGTTCCACACCTATGAAGCTGTAGGCGCAGGTATCGGTAACGTAAATGGTGCAGTTGTTCTAAACTTCTAATCACCCAGCGTGGTTAGAACTTCCGAGAGGAGGTGATCCCATCTAAGACAAGCCAGGGTAAAATCCTGGCTTTTCTCATTTCTGAAAGTCTAAAAAAAGCCCAGTTGTTAGCTGGGCTTTTTATTTTACAGATCCTTGGCGAGATCCTCGTGGATGAGCTGCATCATCTGACTGGATATTGCTGATGCATTTCCCATTTCGACCATCATATCAGCCGCAAGGTCGAATCTTTCTTCCGTGTCGTACAAGATCCGCTGAGCAGCGTAGTGCCTGTCGGTGAGATGCAACTGGAATACCTCTGCCATTCTTTTCGTAGCAATAGGCATGAACTTTTCGGAAATCTTGTCTTCTACCTCTTTCGGAAAACCTGCGCCGATCATGGCCAAACGAACCTGATTAGCGGCGAACACGGCTTGAAAATCATTCAGCTCTTCAGTCGAGAGATTGTGAAGCTGAGCGTAGGTAATGCCATTGATCGTCTTCATTGGTCGTACTCCTCTTTTAGTTAGAAAGTACAGGCTGAACACAGCGGCGAAACCAGTCGAAAGCACGGCGGGTCGGTTCAGGCCAGTTCTTCACAAACATACGATTTTGACGGTCAAATTCATAATACCGCCCCTCGTAAACAAAAACACCGAATCCTTGTTCTTCTTCTGCAAGCCAGCTTTGCAAATGCTGGAAGCTACGTTGACGGATCGTATTCCAGACGATTTCCGTATAACCTTCGGGAATACGCTCTTCTAGAAGATTCAAAACATGTTTCGGCGTAACCACTACAACTTCGAAACCTTTGTTTCTTTCACGAACTTGAACTTCGAGTTGCTTATTCATGGTAGTGTCCTTGAAAAATAGAATAGTTATAGATGTTTCTATTATTCTTATACCAGATTGGACTTTGAGAATTTAAAAGAAACCCGTCAGTAAGACGGGATTAGTCTGGCCCTTAAGATCTGTCAAACTTGAATATTTTGGAAAGATGCCTAATTACTCTAGTTTTTATGTACGCCTGGGTGAACTCTATTTCTTGGTCTTCATTTGCCAGATTGGCCCGTTTTACTGCAGCATCCACTTCTTTGAAAAATGGAATAAGAGTTATTAGAAAGATATTGAAGATTGGAATTAAGGAAATGATCGCAAGTCCTGCGGCCCTGGGAATTAATTTTGCTAGTGTCATTCTTTTCCACGGAGCTATTTTTATTAACACAGACGCAGTTATAAGAACTGAAACTACGTACAGTGTATATACCGCTGGTAGCATGAAATCCCCTTTGGAGTTAGCCCGTCTTACTGACCGGGCATAGACTTTAACGTCTCATCATTGCGATGGACACTACCGCCACAAATACCGATATGATTGATACAGTTACCAACCGAGAATATAGCTCTTCGTTTTGAGAAGCAACTATACCTCGGATATCGTCTTTGTCTTTCTGCTCCATGTCGAGTCTCCGGTTTACTTCTTGCTTCTTGGAGCCAGTAGTGCAATGATCGCTAGCAGAGCCAGGACCGGGAACGGATTGATACGTCTTTTCTTCGCCTCAGCTTCCATTTCACTTCTCCTTCTTTCGTTGGTCTGCCAGGAAGAACACTATCTTTGCACGAGTCTTTTCACGGTTTACGAAGTATCTAGCCTCTAGGTAATCCAGAAAATCCTCGATCAAGATACGTATAGCCTTATCACTCATACCGCTAGACAAGGCGTAGTCAATGCCTACTACGTGTTTCTTGATTACCGAATCTTTCTCACCCCACCGATCTATTGCCATACGAATGGGGAGTGGAGTACGCTTAACAATCTCGGTCATTTCACTTATTTTCATAAGAAGTCCCCAGTAGGTATATCTTTGAAATACGCAAGAACTCCGCAACTGCTTCTGTCATAATTTCTTCTTCTGTAAGCACGATTTAACCTCTGTTATTCTTACACTTCTTATACCAATCTGAACCCTGATGTATTACTTCTTGATCTCTGTTAAAATACTCTTTGTAAATTAAAGGAAACCAACATGGCAGGTAGTTTTAACAAATACCTATCTAAGACCCTCAAAATGCTTGATACGGTATCAGGCAAGAGCGCAAAGGAATGGGCAACAAAAGCTCGTGTTATGCGTGAGGCTGAGGATACGGGACTTACAGCTCTTCGTGCTAAACGCATGGCACATGTAGAAGCTGGTCGCACATTCCAGTCACGAGTAAAGGTTGGAGTTGGTGGAGCAGCAGCCATAGGTACAGGTATGTTTGGAGTTCACAAATACTTCCAGCACCAAGATCGCAAGATCATGGAAAAAATTGACAAACTGTACGGGCAGAATTACAATACTTGAATCTTTAAGAAAGGAATAGCAAATGTCTAAAGTAGTATTTAAGAATTTTTATCTGGTCAACAAGCTTCAAACGGGTCTTGTGATGAAAGCAGGTTACATCACTATTAAACAAGGTTCGTTTGCAAAGATTCTTGAATCAGATCTAGAACACCCAGATATTCTGGCTGCGGTAAATAATGGTTGGGCAGAAGTTCACTCAGAAGAACCAGACGTAAGCGAATTGGTCCAGGCTCCTCAGCTAGTAGTAGAACACGAAGGCTACCAAGGCATGACGGCAGATGAACTGAATGCGTCAAAGGCTCCGGAAAAGAAGAGCACAGCGACTTCAGAATCAATCGGCAAGAACGTTGAATCAGTAGAGAAGGTTTCAGAAGCAGCAGCTTCACAGATCGGTCAAACAGCTGAACAAGCAAATGGCGTAGCAGAAGTAGAGAAGGCTAAGCGTGGTCGTAAGACTGCAGAGTAATTAAATGTCAGTTAATCAAATCCTCACCCCGCAAGAAGTAAGAGAGTATACGTCAGACTATGCTGTCAACAACTACCTCATTGAAGGTGAGGAGATGACTGACACATTTATTTCTCTTTCAATGACACTTGCAGTGGATTCGTTCAATACGATTCCTCCGATTGGTAATGCCGGTGTGCAGAACTTCCCGTCAAAATCTGTTCTTCTATGGGGAACTTTATGGCATGCATACTTGGGCAAAGCGTTGCTTCTAGCTCGTAACACAATGGAATATAGCGATGGTGGTCTTCAGATTCCAATCGAAGAACGTGCTCAGTTATACCAAACTCTAGCGGCAGGTTTCCAGCAACAGTTTACTGAGTCTGCTACCAAGTTGAAGATTCAGTTGAATATGGAAAGTGGTTGGGGACACGTCTCTTCCGATTTGGCGATTATGCCGGTTTGGTAATCAAATCACAGCTTCAAACAAGGCCTCCTTCGGGAGGCTTTTGCTTTTAAAATACAGGTACTATGTCCTTTAACTTCTCAGTCACTCCAGGTCTACTTATTCAGACCCGCCAGTTGCCTCTTACAACCGCTAGGAGAGCTTCGGCTATCCAGGTTAAGGTCTACCCACAGTGGTATAAGCAGGCGACCGTAGAATGGTCTATACCGGCTTCGTGGGGTAACTGTGTATTTGATGTATACTTCTCTCAAATAGAGGATTCAGATTTTGTCAAAATCAACGCAACTCCAATCGTCGGAAACCACTTCATCGACACTACTCTTAGAGAAGAGTCCAAATTTAATCATGGATACTACGTCGTTGAAGTACTTCTTCTCGACAAGGGTGGTGTCGCCCTTAGATCCAACCCTACAACCTGGAAAACGTTCCAAAGAGATTGGGTAACACTTCGGGCAATTGAGATTCAACGACGTGAGTATTGGCTGCTATCTAGATTCGCTGGTATTAGTTCATATCTCTTTAGGCGCAAAAACTATGGTAAACGTTGTACGACTTGTTGGGATCCTGTTCACGAGCATACGACCCGCGATAATTGCCCTAATTGTATCGGTACTAGTTTTGAAGGCGGATACTTCACTCCTGCAAAAATCTTCTTGCAGTATGATCCAACCCCAAACAACCTTACCAAAAACTACATCGGACAAGACGAAGAAAACGTAATCGGAGCATGGACAATTTCTATGCCTGATATCCGTCTTGGAGATGTTATAATCCGTACTGGAGATTGGAATGCATATGAGGTTACTCGTATTGCTACTACGGAGCTTCAGGGCAATGTAGTCCGTCAGATGTTGACTCTTACTCAGCTTAGCAAGGGAGCCGTAGAGTTCCAACTCGTGACGAGAGACCTACCGGACTTTCCGTCACAATACTTGGATTCGTACTTACCATGATTTTTAGCCCCGTTGATTTAAATGAGCTGATTCTTCAACCTCTGCGTTATTACTTCTCTCAGTACACTGCTGGATCCACTTTCTTTTGGGACCCAGATGAAAAGAAGAGGACGATTGAATTGGACTATATGAATAACCTTCATAAGATTCCATTTAATGAACGTCCCAGAATTCTGGTTGATCGCGGTTCATACTCTGTAAGTAAACTCTCTCTTACGGATAATATGTCAGCAGCAAAGACCATGAATCAAACAATGGGCCTGAGGGACATTGAGAACTTCATTCTGTATACCGGTCAAGCACAGGTAGTGATTGAAACTACTCAGCTTGGTAGTTGTGAGATTGTAACTGATATGGCTCAACACTTTATTTTGTGGACAAGGCCGTATCTGTGCAGTACCCAAGGCTTCAAAGACTTCGCTTCTCCAATGACTGTAAGTAGCTGTGAACTTGATGCCTCAAGCGAAGGCAAAGAGAAATTCAGAGTTACCATAACGATTCCTTGGATGCGTGAAGAGCGCTGGTCAGTTAAGAACGACAGTATCAAGATCAAGAACTTCATTCTCAATCTTCAGCCTGAATAATTCTGCTAAAATATCAGCATAATGTGTCAAGAATTCGGCTCGTAGTTAAGTGACTGCGAGTATCAAAAATCCTTTTAGGAAATAAATATGTCATATGTCGTCCCATCAGTACTCGTTTACCAACAACTCCAAAGCTCTGGCGGCGTTGCTAACGTTACTCCTGATCTGGAAGTATGCCTGATTGGTCCTGCATACAACGTAGTAAGCTACGTTGCAGGTTCAACCGCATCACTTATCCAAACCGCAGCAGTTCCGGCAGTAAGCGCAATCGGTAGCATGACCCTCGGTTCAGCCGTAGTTACTTTCACTACGCCTGTTCCTTTCGCTATTGGTGACGTTCTACTTATCCCCGGAGCTTCTACAACAGGTAGTACGCTTAGCGCAACGGTACTTTCAGTATCAGGCCTAACAGCCACTACAGATACGGCTGCAGGCACAACTGTAAGCAACGTATCAGTAACGAAGACCGCTATCATCAGCAACTCAGGTGTAGTGAACACCTTTGGTCTTCCTTCAACACAACCTGGCCAAGTCGTTGAGCCAAGTTCAGTTCAGGTGTATCTGAACAACGCCAAGGTAGAAACCCTAGTAAGCGGCTTCCTGGGCTATTCAGGCTCAAACCAACTTGATATCTCTACGCCTAGCGGCACAGGTACAACTTCAGTTGGTTCAGCAAGCGTAACTGCAGTTACCAACGCTACTCGTTTCGTTATCGGTGACGTTATCACTATCGCTGGCGCAGGCGCAGCAGGTGCTTCTCTAACTGCTACGATTAGCAATATCTCAGGAACAACGTTCACAATTTCAGCTCAAGCTGGTACAGCTGTAACTGGTGGCGTAATCACAAAGGCTACTGTTTCAAACGTTAACCAAACGACTTCAACTCTTCTAGTTGAACCGGGTGACGCAATTGATATCGCCTACACGAATACTAGCTCAGTAGCTAATGTATTCAGCACAACCGTAACTGGCGTTGTAAACCCAACTGCATCTCTGATCACCCTGAACACCACAGACGTTCTTCCTAGCGATATGAGCGTTCAAACTACTGTTCCTGGTACTCTTACTGTAGGTGCTACTTCAGTTACCGTTGCACTCGCAACAGGTATTGTTGTTGGTGACACAGTTCTTATCCGTGGCGCAGGCGCTAACGGTGCAGATCTAGTCGCATCAGTAAGCAACGTTGCAACAAACGTTCTTACTATCAGCCCAGCCGTAGGTACAGCAGTAGCTGCAGGCGCAGTAGTAATCAAGAAGGCTCTGTTCACTGTTAAGACTCGCAAGATTTATAACAATCAGCTTCTTCCTGCTGTAAATCCTAGCACAAGCACAGCTAACTACGATGCTTCAAATGCTCCTACGACAGGCCAAATCTCAATCGAACCTAATCCGTTCGTAATCTTCGGTCGTGTTGTTAGCGGTGAAGTTCACTTTGCGTATCGTGCTCTTCGCACAGATCTTTCAGGTGCTATCCAAGTTCTGTCAACAACTGGTGACATCGAAGGTATCCTTGGTGATACTTCAGATCAAAACCCGCTTGGCCTGGCTTCAGTAATTTGCATGGCAAATACTACGACTCAGATCAATGTAATCGCAGTACCGAGCGACGACCTTATTGGTTATGAAACCGCTCTTGAACTTGCTGAAGGCCATCGTCTTTACGCACTAGTTCCTCTTACGCAAGAAATTGATATTCTGTCAACTTTCCAAGCACACGTTGACCAAATGTCAACTCCGCAAGAAGCTGCATGGCGTATCGCACTGGTTAATACCGCAATTCCTACTAGCCAGAATATTGGTCCGTACTCAAGCGGCTTCGTTAACGCAAACGGTGGAAATAACACAATTACAGTTATCAATGGTAACTACGTACTGACGGCTTCAAATGCAACATTCATGTCAGACGGTGTCGTTCCTGGCGACTCAGTAATCGTAACTGCTGCAACTGGCACACCTACTCAAGTTGGTTCACTACAAGTACAACAAGTACTGAACAATCAACAAGTAGTAGTAGCTGCAACCGGTACTGCAACTGCTGTTAGTTACTACGTTGGTCGTACGCTAAGCAAGGCTCAAAAGGCTACCGCTGTAGCTGCTGCAAGCACAACCTTCACCGACAAGCGTGTGATCCACGTTCAGCCGGATACAGTTGGTATTACCGTAGATGGCGTTGTTAAGTATTTGCCTGGCTACTACCTGTGCGCTGCTCTTGGTGGCATGGTTGCAGGATTTCCAGTACAGCAAGGTTTCACAAACGTAGGTGTAGCAGGTATTGCAGATCTGAAGTTCTCAAACTTCTACTTCACTCGTGCTCAACTGAATACGATGGCTGCTGTAGGTACATTCCTGTTCGTACAAGAAACCCAAGGTTCAATTCCTTTTGTTCGCCACGAACTGACAACCGATGTATCAGTGCTTGAATTCCGTGAACTGCTAATTGTTAAGAACTGGGACTGGCTGAGCTATTTCTACCACGATCAACTTAAGAGCTTCATCGGTAAGTGGAACGTCACACCAGATAGTCTGAATACTCTGCGTCAAACAATCATCTCTGCTTCAGAGCTGGTTAAGGGTCAAAAGCTTCCTAAGATTGGTGCGCCACTTCTAAGCTATAAGATTTCAAGTCTTGCGCAAGATCCGAACAACAAGGATCAAGTGATTATCAACTTGAACATCTCGGTTGTTTATCCGATGAATTACATAAATTTGTTCTTGATTATCTAATCATCAAGCCGCCCTTCGGGGCGGTTTTCTTTTATCTATTGATTGGAAAAATAAATCATAGTATACTGGAAGTATGAATCTCATACATAACAACTTTGATATCAACAAACCTTGTATATACAAAATCGTAAATGTAGTTACTAGTAAAATATACATCGGGTCCACTTCAAAAGGCGCTAGAAGATATACTCAGCATTTATGGGCTCTTGAAAATAAAAGACATGAAAATGAAAAATTACAAAATTCTGTTAATAAACACGGGTTAGAGAAATTTTATTTTGAAGTCTTAGAGACAGTAGAAGAATCGAAATTAGAAATTCTAGAACAAGTTTATTTAGATTGGTTCAAATCTGCAAAAACTGGTTACAACATTTCAGGCATTGCTGAACGTCCGGAAATGAACGAAGCAACTAGAGCTAAGATTTCAGCAACTAAACAGGAGCGCGGATTTGCTAATCAGATTGCAGGTGTTAAAGCGTATCAAGAAGCTAATCCTGAAAAAGTAGCTAGTGCCATAAAAAAAGCTTGGAAGGCCTCCTCGGATAAATC